CTGGGCCAGTAGTAGCGGTCCAATCATCAGTGCTTCTTATTTTTAATACAGGTGAATCTCCCTCTAAATGTAATATGCTAGTTGGATTCGTAGTACCAATACCTACGTTGCCTGTTGCACCTTTATAAGTGAATTTACCAAGCCGTACATCACCATTTTCATAAGCTGTAATAATTGAATTGGTGTGAGCCTTATTTACTACCCATAAAGCCAATGCGTTCGCAGAATCATCACTTGCCTTAACATGGAGAGTTGCATCAGGACTCGTAGTACCAATACCTACATTGCCGTTCGAGTCGATACGCATGGCTTCAGTTGTGACCGATTCGATAGTTAAAGCTCTATTTATAAAAGCATTTGTAGCCTTAACTCTTCTTTCGATTGAAAAATCCCCATCTGCGTCCCCCGAGACAGCCCACGCATTGTTTCCTGTATTTGAAAAAATAATTTTCGAATTACCCGCATCTGTTCTTTGCAGCTTTATATCTCCATCTTCGATAGTCAACTTACTGCCAGGAATCGTAGTACCAATACCTACATTGCCGGCGGAGTCGATGCGCATTCGTTCTATAGAAACCTGAATGTTTGGGGTCACACCATCGAGTGTGCTAAAATATAAATCATCTCCATCTGACCCTATCCTAGCTTTTCCTAAACCACTTGCACTCGGAGATTGAATAGCTATGTGGGCAACCGCGCCTGCTGCTGTACTTGTTGATTCAAAACGAGCAACACTCTGAGCATTTGTTTCACAGTGCAATCTTACGGCAGGATCCGTAGTACCAATACCTACATTGCCTCCCGAAAAAGCAAATCCTTGGCTTGATGTAAATCCAAGCTTAACAGTATCATCACTACCCCATGTGATTCCTGCATCGCTCAATGAACTACTGGCTAAGTTTTTAGCAATAACAATGTTATTATCTTCAACCTCAAGAGTTTGAGTATTGATTGTGGTTGTATTACCATTTATTGTTAAATCGCCGCCGACAGTTAAATTTCTTTGAATGCTTACGTTTCGATCATTGTATTGAAGATCGTCTGTTCCAAGCTCCCAGTGAACATCTTTTCCGCCGAACACAGTATGAATACGATAGTTTGTTGTGGGAACAGGTTCAGAGAAAATTACATGATATCCAGTTTCACTTATACCAGAAGTGGTATACGGAATGATTTCTCCTTCGCCATTTATTTCCAAGCTTGCTGCGATTCTAGGAACATTATCCAAGGTGCCAATTGAAGTTGTCCAATTGATGGCAAATGATTCAGTTCCCTGAGGAACATTCGAGACAAAAGAATTTGGAACCTCTGTGCTGGAACTTGATCCGCCAATTCCAAGGGTATCAGGAGAAGCTGCAATCCAAGCGCTTCCGTCCCATTTTATGATATCATTTGTTGCTCCAGCACTTGTGCCCCCAACTGAATTGAAACGTATATCCTCAACATATGCAATACCATTAACATCAAGATCGTAAGAATTATTAGGGCTTTCAGTTCCAATACCAACTGATCCTGCGTTATAATAAATGTTTCCATCTATAGCTGCGTCATCTTCCCATTTTCCAAGATCATCAATGGTTCCAGTTAAAACATCATTACCATTTATTTTGATTCCTTGAGGACCCGAAACATTCAAGTTTCCACTGACTATCAAATTATCAGAAAGTTTAACATCTCCGCGATCAAAGTATATGCTATTTACTCCAGTTTCCCAATAAACATCTTTACCGCCAAACGAAGTATGAAGCTTGTACCCTAATGATGGAATTTCTTTTGCGAAAACTACATGAAAACCAGTCTCACTAACTCCAGACAATACATACGGAATGATTTCTCCATCTCCTTCAATTTCTAGCTGAGTGCAAACCGCAGGAATTTCTCCCAATTCCTGAGAAAATTCGACGGCGTGAACCGAAGAGCCTACGCTCATTTGCTGTATAAAAGATTTTGGAATTTCTCCAGTCAATAAACCTCCTGGATTATTCGCGGCGGGAGCCCAGGTTGCTCCATTCCACATTAAAATCTCTCCATTTGTAGGAGTGCCTCCGCCAATCACACCATTAGATTCTACAACAAATTCATCACCAACAGAAATTTTTGAGGAATCAATAGTGCCAGCATAAACATCTCCTTGAACATGAAGCTTCTCAGGGCTTGGCGTGCTTGTTCCAATTCCTACATTTCCATAATAATATATATTATTAGCTGTATCTTCAGACCATTTTCCCAAGTCTTCTACAGTTCCGGTTAAAACAGGATTTCCACCAAGAGTCAAGCTGTTTGAAAATTGCGCGTTAGTCGACTTGATCGTGCCCACCACATCAAGCTCGCTTGAAGGATTGGTTGTTGCGATACCCACATTTCCTTGATTATAATAGATTTCTCCAGCCTCAGATTCATTCTCTGTCCACTTGCCAAGTTGATCATTCGAAAGTATGCCGTCAACAACTCCACTAAGAACATCTATATCACCTGTTGCAGAGTCAACAACCGCCTCAAGAGTATCAAGATCTCCGCTGATAACATCAACGCTTCCAGATAAACTCTCAAAAGCTGTATCATCATCAACCTCGGCACTTAAAATACCACTAACGACCCCGCTGATTGTATCTATATCACCTGTTGCAGAGTCAACAACCACCTCAAGAGTATCAAGATCTCCGCTGATAACATCAACGCTTCCAGATAAACTCTCAAAAGCTGTATCATCATCAACCTCGGCACTTAAAAGACCACTAACGACCCCGCTGATTGTATCGATATCACCTGTTGCAGAGCCAACAACCGATTCAAGAGCATCAAGATCTCCGCTGATAACATCAATGTCAGAAGAAACATTGGAGCCTTTTACAAAAAGATTGGCTGCGATTGAAACATCACCGCCTTGTTGTATAAATATTCCACTTCCAGCAGAATCACCAAGAGACAATCCATCAGTATCCCTTGCTCTCAATTCATCTCCCTGAAATTGCATACCATCAGAGATTCTAACATGCTCGCTAAATTCCCATGCATCAGTAGCATTGTTCCAAAGAATTGTTTTATTGGTGGTTCCTCGCAGAGTCAAGCCCCCTCCATCTGCAGTTATATTGGTAGGATTATCAACGCTACCGAGCTCTATGTTTTTATCGTCAACAGTTATCTCGCTACTGTTTATGGTTGTCAAGGTTCCATCCACAGAAAGATTACCGCCTACTTTAACATCCCCCGTTACATGCAAGCTTGCCTCGGGCACAGTTGTTCCAATACCAACCTTGCCACCACTAATACCAATAATAGCTTCTGTTTCTTCAACAAAGGAACCATCTCCACTTTTGATTAAATATACTTGATTTTCTGACATAACTTTATAAAGGGTTTATCGATTCGCGACTTCTTTCATGTTATTGATATACACAATCATCACTTTAACTAGAAACAAAATACCTCATGAATATTTTTTTTAGTTCATATGTATAAGCCATAAAATGAAGTATAAATGTATCATCATCAATCATTCGCGGATCAGTATTGAATTTATTCATAGGAAAAATTTTACGATTGAATCCAAAGCCGTCGCTTGATTTCAATATCTTACAGAGTATTTCTTGGTCACCTCCGCTTGCATACAAACTACTTTTATCGCCCTTGAATTCCATCCATTTTTTGATTATGTTTTTTGTATAATTATGATTTCTAAAAATTAAAACTCCACTGTTTAGCATAGAATTATTACCCACATCCTCGCAGGCAATTATCTTTTTGGTTGAGCTGCATTTGTCAAGAATATCCTCAAAGCGCTTTTCGGAATTGTATATCACTGTATCTGAATCCATCCACACAATATCTTCGTGATCATCAAAGTGATTGAGAATCGCGCGCGCTTTAGACCAATTTGCACTCGCATCATCTTGTAGTTTTTCGCGATAAACATAAAATGTATAACCTTGTTTCAAGCAATAATCTCGCACACTCATTTCAGAACATATCGCATAATCTGCAATCTCAGGAGTATACAAACTAACAATCGCAATTTTCTTTCCAGGATTGTATGTTGTGAATTTTTCTTTTGGTACTTGTATTTGGTTTAAATTTTTACTTATGTATTTAAGGTAATCGCGGTCAACAAGATTAGACCATTCATCTTTCAACCTTAAAAATTCTTGATGTTTTCGCGGATCAACCTCTTTCTCTTGAGGCGGCTCACTTTTCGCGACAACTATTTTTGCAATGTTTTGCTTCAATTGTTTTTTATATTCGATCCACCAAGATTGTATTTTTTTGGAATGTCCAATTATCCATTGTGAATTTTCAAGAAGCAAGTTTATATCGTTGGATATGTTATTCCAAGATCCAGTTTCAATGAGTGGATGTTCGCCAAGTAGATTGCGCCAATAATCATCTTTTTCAACAATTGGTATTGCGCCAACTTCGAGCGCCTCATACAATCTAAAAGTATCAACGCTCGTATTGCCGCGAGGACATGGCACAAAAATTGAGTCGCTCAGTATATTCTTGTACTCCTCGGTACTCAAAGAATCTTCAGACCTCCAACCCTCGGCAATGTGAAGATGATATTCGCCATTGCATTTTTTCAATGATTCAATCATTTTTGAGCGATCACCTTGAGCATGAACCTGACCAGCAAAACACCAAGTGTATTTCTTCATAAGTTAAATCCTTTCTTGTATCCCAATGGAATGAATGTTACATTATCTGCAACAGCATCTTTTCTATAATATTGCCTAAACACATGTTTAAAGTTTTTGTAATGATCAATTTCGGCGTGACAATGTTCGTCGCTCAAATGAACCAATATACAATTTTTATTTTTTAATTTTTCAAAATATTCTTTTTGTTTTGCGCGCAATTGATTTAGGTTTTCGCGGAATTTTTCTGGATATATATTTATGTTTTTCGCATACATATCACTATATACAATCACACTATTTTCTTCTACAATATTCATATCTTCATTGATAACCACATCAAAATCCTCAAACATCTCACATATAAAATCTTGTTCAAATAAATTATTTTGTGTGAATATTAATTTTTGTTTTTTTGGTGTTTGAGAATCGTGAAATGCTTGAGTTTGTGCGTTCCAATGAATTACATCTTCTCCATTATAAAAATCTGCTTTATCTTTTTCGAATGCTTGTGGATCAAATTGTTCATCAATGTTTCTAAATAGCGTGTGATGCTCTGGGCCAATTTCGCGGAAAGTTTCAAGATATTCGCATGCATTAATTTTATTTCTTATGTCGTTAAAATACTCTGGATTGTTGCCGCGATCAACAATCTTTGTGCCTAAAATTTCACACACCGATTGCATGTAAGAATATACAGCCAAGAAAAACAAAGGCTTTCCTTGTTTTCTATAGTTTAAATTGTTTGCTATTGCTCGACCAATGATCGGGTTTTTCGCGCATGTCAAAATAAAATCCTGAGAAAAATCCACATCCTGAAAAGTTGGTAAAACGCATGATGTTTTATGATTAATAATTTCAGATAGTGGAGTATCAATGTATCTATCAATATCAACATACAAACCACCCTCTTTATACGTCTTCAAGAGCCTCCAAAGATCTGTTTTCTCGGTAACCTTTCTGCCTTTAATTAAATTCCAATTTTCTAGACCAATTGAATCTCGTAACAATCTATTAATATCCTCGTCATCATGAACTTGAATATCCCAATCTGGATTGAGTAGCTCTAGGTTTTTCGCGCCTTTTCGAATGAGCTCATAGTGCGAATCAAGTACGTTTTTATTTTTCCAAGATAAATGTATTTTCTTTGGTATTTGATTGGATGAAATGGATTTTAGGTTTGGAAAAGCTTGTTCATCAATAAATCTCTTTCCTGAAATAGCGAAAAACATTTTGTGCAAATCAATTGTATTTCCTCCACAATACAAATTATCGCTCAAATTTTCTTGAATATTGTTGATAAATTTAATTTCACGACCTTGGCTTAATAAGTAATCCCAATACTTGAAATCTCCATAATCACTATTTTCACAACAAGGCGGAATTGATTGTCCTGGAATCCTTATCCATACATTTGGTTTATCATAAGCATCCGCACAAATCAGACCATGCAATGAACTAGAAATAATCTTATCGCATGAATAAATCTCATCAACAACTTGCTCCCATCGATTAGTGGGATCAATCAAATAAAAATCACTCAACCCATCAACTTGTTTTTTAAAATAATCAATATTAGAAACATGAGGTACAACCCCAATTTTACCCACAAGATCTTTACGGAACTTGGGTTTATGAAAAAGCTTCAATAATAATGCAGGATCGCCAAGAAAACATTTTACAGGCTTATCAAGTTGTTTATTTAAAGTTTTTAAGCTTAATGGCCCCCGAACGCAATTAATTTGATGCTCCTTTGATTGTATATTTTGAGTGTGGTGATGAAAGCCAACCCCGCAAACAATATCGCCATTTTTAATATCACCCAAATTCGAACCAATTAATCTAATCGATTTATTTGAATCATCTTTATTAAAAATTACTTTATCCCCAAATAAAAATTTCCCCACAGGAACATTTAATTCATCTCCAAAATTACCAAAACCTTCCTCAAGGCGCCAATATAAAATACTTGAATTCTCAGAAGGTTCAAACTTTTCTTGCGCGAACCTCAAATCTGATTTTTTATCTTTTTCTACATTATCATTTTCTTCATGCAATTGATAACTCATTAATGGATTCAAATGAAACACCAATTCAGGTGCCGCGAACAATTTATTTTCATTGAAAAAGTTTTGCATAAAGTTGTCAAGAGCTTGATCCATCCCAAACTGTTCAACCCACTGACACAACAAGCTCGCGCCTTGCTTGCTTAAAATATAAGAATTCGCATTCATATGCCAAAAATAATCGTCTTTTGTAAAGTAATCATTTCTTTTTACTGTATAAAAATAATCGTTTTGTTTCCGCAATACCTTATGATACTCTGATTTATTCCATGGCTGGCAACCTCCAAGGTAAATCAAAAACGCGCCTTTTGGCATATGTTCGCTGTATATTTGATTCCAAAAGTTTGTGAATCCAGGCTTGAAAACTGTATCATCTTCAAGGATTAAATAGTTTTCGGCATCACAATCCGCAATCAATTTTTGCCACAACCGATAATGACTAATTGCGCAACATATCTCAGCCTTAGTTCTTTTTCGCCATGTCTTTGGAAATAGTTTTTTTACTTCGTCTGTTAATTCCATTTCTTTAGAATCAATTGCAGAAAATCGCTCGGTAAAAAATGGAGTATTGATCAACATGTGATGTAGTCGATCAGTTCGCCTATCAAGATTGATAAAATAACTTTTTGATATTGCCTTTAAATTTGTGTTCATTTTTTCATCTCTTCCTATTCCAATAAAATCGCTCAATTCTCCACTTGATCGCTGCAGAAGAAACATAAAATTATGTATTTTACCATAACTTATATTATCTCTTTTGAGTTGTTTTAATAAATATTCTTCCGCATGATAGTATTCTGGTTTTTGTTTTATGCGAGTGTATCGAGAGCAGTATGTTTTTAAGGCAGATTTACTTTTGATCACCGCGAATCGATCATTGATTCCGCCGAACCATCCATAATCTATCTGCGGACAAATATCATAATACGGCACAAACAATTCCTCATCTCTCGAAAAACAATCAAGACTCAATGGATGCGTATGATACAAATCACTGCGCGACAAAATAAAATAATCATATTCATCAATACAATCCTCAATTTTATTATACAAATATTCTAAACAATAAATTTGTTTCAATGAATTTTTTAAAGATAAAAAAGGATCCCCTTCCTTCCAAGCCTTACCAAACTCCTGAACTTGAAGAGCAATATGATCAATATCTTCGTTCTCGTCCCTGAGCTGATTATCATAGTATATCTCTTTAAAATCAAAATATCTCTCAATACTTTTAAAATTAATAGGTGAATTTTTAAAATCCTTTTGTCTTGGATTTAAATAAGAAGATTGTTTACTCGTTACAAGAAAATAATCAACATCAAAATCCCGAAGCTTATCTCTTACATTAACACTAAAAGCAGAATATTGTTTTTCATCAAAATTCTTAACTTGTCCAAAAAATATATAAGCAATCTTAGCCATCCTGCAATAATCGCATATAGTTTTTTATATTGCTTTCATCGCAAGGGTTGTATTTTCTTAAGAAATTTATAGCATCTTTTTTGTATTGATCTTTTGTTGATTCATGGTTTTCTATTGCGGCCTTCAATTGCTTGGCTCCCATTGTCACATCAAAATCAGGATAATAATAACCTAAATTTTCTAACCTAGGGGAATTATGAATCAAAGGAAGCCCTAAATATAAAACCTCAAAATGAGAATAATTCAATTCATTATGCATTTGATGGCTAACCACGGTGTTTCCAAATTTACTAAGAGCATCCAACGAGCCCCATCTATTATTAAAGAAACATTTGCTCGTTTCGCCAACAATTGTAAATTTGTGCATCAGCTTTTGAAAGAATTTCTTTTCTCTAATTCTTTCGCAAGAAAATGTATTAATAGAGTCTAGCTCACCAGGAAACATTTGATTAAATTTCTCGCAGATAGCCAAAGGAATAACGCAGTTTTTAAGATGAGAAATATTAGGCTCAAAAATACATATTTTATTTATATCACCTTTCCTGAACTGTGGAGACAATTTTTTCGCAGAGAGTTCTTTTATTTTATTTTCCACAAAGAACGGGTCCCAAATGTATGGCACAACATGAACATTAGATATATTATAATATGCCTTGATATATTCTTCGGCAAAAGCGTGATGAGGGGAAATCCAAACTTGAGACAAATACTTTGGTTTATCAAGAGGAACTTTCTTTTCATTGGAGGAACATATTCCATAATGAATATCATCCATCAGTTTATTGCCAAAATGAACAAGAATAATTTTTAAATCAGGGTTTCTCTTTAATAGTTTATCATACATTTCTGGCAACAAATCAAAACCCGCAATAATAAGCACATCTAAAATCTCTTTGTTATCACCCAACAAATCATTCAGCATCATACCCTTGTGATTCTTTTCTAAAACATGGGAAGGTTTACTGTGAGAGATGTAAAAACAATCGTTACCAGCCTTCTCAAGCAAACTATACAAAAAAACAATGTTTTGTTGCATTCCATTAGCCCAAAAGGCCACCGACATATCTAAAGTTATAGCAATTTTCATACAAATAATTTTTTATACCTTTCTTTTACAAGTTCATTCCTTGGAGAGTATCTGTGTAGCACTTCTTGCGCAGATTTTTCATATTGTTCTAAATTTTTATCGTGAAACGTTAATGCTTCATGCAAAGCTTTTGCCCCTAGTTGTGTTTCATAATCTGGATAATAATAGCCCGCGCCTTTTATATACTCAGAATTATGCACAAGTGGAATATTGAAATATAAAGCTTCAAGATACGTATAATTTAACGCATTAAGTAATTGATGAGAAACAATTACATTACATTCTTTCGCGAAAATCAAACTTATCTTCTTTCTGTCAGCGAATGTTATTTTACCTTTTTTTGTTATATCTAAATTCCACATTAAAGAACGAAAATACTTTTTATCTCTTATGGATCCAGAGCAATATACAGTTAAGTCTTCAAATAAATTTTCATGCTCACTCATCAATTCTTCAACAATAAAAATCGAAGGAATGCAATTTTTTGTCATATTTAAATTTGGCTCTACTATTCCAATATGTTTCCTTTTCCCTGGATTATATTGACAGCTAGAACCAGCTTCTTTTAAAATTTCTTCATGGATTTTAATGTATCTATCATCCCAAATATAAGGTAATTCAAAAACTTTTTGAGTTTTATAATATGTATTAAAATATGCAAATGAGAATTCATAGTGAGGGGAAACCCATACTTCGTCAACTTTATAATTATCAATGCATACGTTATCCCATTTAGATTGCTCTATATCTGCCAGCAACCTATTCCCATAATGCACATGTACATTTTTACAATTTGAATTTTTAGCTTTCAGCAAATCTATATCTTCTTTGGATACAACCCATCCTGTTTGAAGGATATAATCCACCCTATCAAGACCCCACATCTCCTTTCTCTCCACAACCAGTATATCTACTGGAGGGTCAACACACTTATCCATATCATGATTCAACACAATAATAGGGGTGTGCCCAATATCTTTTATTAATTCTGCTAAAAATACAATATTTTGTTGCAAACCATTACAAAAAAGACCTTTATCAAAACTCGCGGTTAATACAATATTCATGTCTCTAAAAGTTTACACAAATACTAATCTTTATGCACAGCAATATCTAAATAATTTCCAGTTTCTAGCATTTGATCCGACAAAGCCACATAAAAACCTGTCTCGGATACGTTGTATGTAGAGTATCCATAAATAAAATCTGAAGCCTCATCGATTCTCATGGACACAGATACTTGTGGTGGAGTTGCGTAAAAAGTTGTATCACCGATATCTTGATAATTAAAAGACAAAGTATCAACCCCTGAAGGAATAATCAATGAAGTGGAGAAAGTTCTTTGAGCATCAATAGCATCATTTAAAGTTTCTCCTAATTTTCTAATTTTTACCCAGTCTGTAGTATTATTTTCTCCAGTTTTTTCGTAAATAAAATTAGTATCAGAATCAATATAATGAGAACCTACTATTCCAGCAGCTTTTGCACTGCCAGATGGCGGCCCCGAATCAGTAATGAGGGGCTTTCTTATGCCTAAATTAGCATTAACGAAAGTTTCGAACGCGCCCATCTCTTAATCCTCCTTGTTGCTGTGATACAAAAGAGCTGCAGAATACAAATCCAATTCATGCCTCAGCGACAATTCTTGTATTTCATTCATTACTTCCAAAGAAGCTATCTCCTCAGAGTCCTCAACACAAGCGTGAAGTTTATCTTGCCAACTCAAAGGGTCTCCGGACGAAACGATTGATTCACACAATTCGTCAATCATTTTCTTTTCGGAATTTTTAAGCTTGTTTTTATTTAATTTTTTACGCATAGCTTTATAACCACAATCCCTTAATTCCTCAGTAGAGTATATAACTTTTTGAAGATCTTTTCTTGAGTATAATTCCTTGTCTACCGACTTGCTTTCTTGAGGTATGCCTGATGTACCCACCGGCCTACCCACTTCTCCCTTTGGAGAATTTACTTGATCGTCTCCAACTTCAGGAGCAATCATGGGAACACCCCCGACAATTGGATTATACATGCCCTCTTTTCGTTGCTCAATATACTTCTCTTGAGCAGCTTCCATTTCTTCAGGTTTTGGATATGAGCCTTTTTCTAGAACATTCATTCCTTGTTCAGGAGTTATGATTCCAAGCTCCATCAATCTAGTGGCAACTCTTTGAAGTTGAACCTCATCTTTTATATCGGTTTGTTCAAATTTTACAGTAGGATATTTCCTAAAACCAAGGTTTTGGCAAATCATTTTAACCTGAGGTTGCAAGAAATCATGTATGAATGCGTTGCGAGATTCTTCTAAACGCTCTAAAAATATTTTAGCCTTAACTTGAGTATTGCTATAACGCTCATCGCCGACAATCACATTTTGCAAACCTTCTTTAATGTCATTATTGATAACCTCATACTTTGCAGGCCCAACAACTTTACCAATATCAGGAATAACAAACTGAGCTTTCGTTGTATAATCGCTAACAAGAACGCGTCCAACACTTTCGTTTTTGAAAAGATTCTGCATCGCTTCCATGTTTCTTGGATTTATTCCACCCTTGTCTGGCTCGGCGCCCATGGTTATGAGTAATATAACATTTTCAATTGTGCGACATATGGCTTGATCAATTTGTTTTAATTCTAATTTAAAATTAATATCATCAAGAACAGGATAACCAAAAGGAATTGCGAAAGGCTCGTAGTCTTGTTTTTTGTAAAATGAATATACAAGATGCCCAGGATCAAGTTTTATTCTTATTCCATCACTGTTGTATTTTCCTGTGCGAATTTTTTCTTTTGTGTCATCATCTAACGCTTCATATACCTGTTGGTCATATTCGGTTTTTGGGTTCTTGAGTCGCTCAATATCGTATTCACTCAATATTTTTTCGTATAAACCTGTTTCAAAAGAAGATCCTTTTGTTGCAACAATATCATATGGATTCAGCAGGATATAACGAACAGGTAGATTTCCAGGTTTAAGAGCTAAGCTTGAACCGTAAATTTTAGTGAGTTTGTCGAAATCTGATTTTGAAAACTTTCCATCAACCCTATACATGAAAATATTTCCGCTTCTATAATATTCTCTAAAATACTGATCTTTTAAGTTCCAAAGATTGATTCTCTCAAACCATTTATAAACAAAATCTCTTGAGTTTTGAGTGCCCCCTTCAAGATAAATATTAGAATTAGCAAATTCAGACATAACATCAATTGCATTTCTAAATACAGATATGTTTGCATAAGCTTTCTGACAAAGCTCTATTGTATCCCTTACGTTCACTCCGTCTGCCCCGTATACATAAGGAAGCATTCCGCCAGAAATATTAGAGAATCTGTGCTTTTTATCAGACTTGTGCGTTACATTGCGCCTAGAAGCGAATTCATCGGACCCTGATTGAGATCTAGAGTATGCTGCTTTAGACTCAATATAGTAAGGTTCACCAGAAGAAGATGGTCCAATTAAAGGAGATTCAATAAAGTCATTCAAATTCGGGGCGGAATCTTTATCAAATTTCTTCCAATAATCAGAGCGTTTTACATATTTTCTCTTACTCATTCATTATGGTACACGAAAGTTAAAGTAAAGTCTACTAAAAGTCTAAAGTTAACTTTTAAACTTTCAACTTTCAAGAAATGTGTACATGATTACATGTCTCAAGAAAATAATAAAAGATGTACTATTACAACTGAAAACGGCGAAATCGGCGGAACGATCCTTAACGAATTCGAAGAAATCGGTGGTCCTGATGATGGAGCATTGTTTGCGGTAATAGAATTAGATAACGGCCAACTTATTACAGTCAAAATGTCAGAAGTTTTTGGCGACTAAAAGTGTAATACATAATTATCATGAGCGAGCATACAGAAAATTCTAACTTTAGATACAGTAACGATAATCGAGATTTAACGCCCGAAGCAATCAGTTATCCCTCACAACAAGAAGTGAGACAAGATTCTAACAAGGGAGATCGAGATTATTATCCAAACGATAATGGAGGATATTATGCGAACTCAAACAGAGACGACATTTCAACCGTAGACCCAACAAACAAAAAACAACCACCAAATTCAAATTATAAAATATCATGATCTTTGCTATCTTCACTTTGCTCTCGGCATTAAGCATTTCTGTTATTGCCGCTTATTTTAGTATCATAGGACTTGCCACAATCTTTCCTGGATCCATAGAGGCTGTTATAGCCATGGGTGCAGCTCTAGAAGTTGGAAAAATTGTTGCAGCAATCTGGCTTCATAAAAACTGGAAGTCCGCGCCCACAACATTAAAAATTTATTTATTTTCTGCTATTTTAGTATTGATGGGAATAACAAGCATGGGTATCTTTGGCTTTCTTTCAAAGTCTCACATTGAACACGAACAAAACAGCGTCAAAGCTCAGGCGCTCGTTGAACAAGTGGAAACAAAGATATCTCGAGAACAAGAATACATCAAAAGACAAAAAGAGTTGATCACTCAAAACCAACAAAAAAATCAAAACCTATCCGACAAAAGCTCTGAAAACATCGAGCTAGAACAAAAGAAAATAGCTCAACTCACTGAGCAACTCGAAAAAGATATTGAACTTGACAATAAAATGCTGGCTCCAATTCAATCAAGGTTAGATAAATTAAATGATGAATTGAATCAAGTAAAAAATAAATCAGGAGGATTATTCTCAAACAAGAAAAAAGATGTTGAAAGTAAAATTGCAGAGCAATCAGTTGAAAGACAAGAACTTGCTACCAAGAAAAAACAAATAGAAGATCGCATATCAAAATATCGCAACGAAACATCCTCTTTAATTTCTGACATCAGAAAAAGAATACAAGATTATCAAACAATAGGATTTGAAAAACCTGAAAATGTAGAACAAAAAATAGAACAATTAAATAAAAATATTAGTTCTTCGCTTGATAAAATAGATGAACTAGAAAGACAGAAGTTTGATCTTGATGATGGATCCCGCCAACTAGAGGCAGAAGTTGGCCCAATTAAATATGTCGCCGAATTGGTTGCCGACTTTACGGGCATGGAATTTGACATTGGTAAAGCGGTAAGAATGGTTATTATTATATTGATCTTTGTGTTTGATCCTCTAGCGGTACTGCTCGTCCTTGCTGCGCACATAAGCTTGAGCAAAAAGTTTCCGAAAGCAATGCAAGACGAAGCTGTGGCTTTTGAGAAAATTGCAGAAATCGAAGCTCAACAAAAGCTTTTAGAGAAAGAGGAACTAGATATTCAAGAGCGCAAGAAGGATCTTGATCAAGAAAATAAAATACTAGAACTTCAAGAAAATCAAGCCAAAAAGTATCAACAAGAAATACTGGAAAACAAAGAAACTTTGCGGCTATTGAAGCTTGAGTCTCAAAAAGAAATACTCAAAAAAGAAGATACATCTGCAATAACTCAAGAAATAGAAGAGTTGATTCGCCAAAAAGATATCGAGCAAGAAGAAATACAGGAAATAAAAATACAAAAAAAGAAACTGCTTGATCGCGCAGACGAAACCATAAAAAGTGCAAAGGAAATTAAAACTGTTCTTGGCGAACATAATGATCAAAAAAATAAAATAGAAGAATTAAAATCTGAGATATGCATCAACATCGAACAATTCTCGAAGCTTAAAAAACAAATCCAAAAATTAGAATACTCAGAACAAGATGCATCAAAATTAAATAAAAAATTTGAAGCAGATATCATTGAATTAAAAGACAAAAACCAACAGCTCGAGGATTTGAATAAAAAATTAACCGCAGAAAACACTCAACTCAAAAACAGAAAAATACCCGATCCCAACGAAGATCTTAAAAATAAAATATCAAATCTGATTGATCAAAAAAATCAAATACTTGAAGAGAATTTAATTTTAAAAGAAAAAGATATATTGAAAATAAAAATTACATCCAAAAATGGAAAAGACTTTTGTTTATCGGTTGATTCAATATTAGGAGGATCTCACACATTCTCCAAAGAACAAGATTTCTCAGAACAGCAAATCAATTCATTTTGTGATCTAAGCAAAGAATTGGACAAAGATTGTGAATCTCGAGATGCCGAAAAACTACTTAATCTTTATGAAACAAAAATTGTTCAAATTGTTAGCCACAAAATTAGCAACATTGAATATCGTAAACTGAGACCAAATTATAAATTTTTACCTTGACTTACTGACGCACATATGGTAAACTTGTTGGGTGAAAAAATTCAACAAGCGCGAAATAATAAAAAAAATAGTAGTCGAACCAGACAAGCAAAAGCGTATATTCTGGGCTCGAGAAATGAAACTATTAAATGATCTGCTAGAAATTTTTCCCAATCAAGATTTCTGGCAACGTATGACTTTCATTAAAGTTCCTTCTCTTGCCGTGCTTAGAGCTGGCGCTGGACTAAAAAATCTAACAAAAAAATACAAGGACTTTAATTATAAAATTCCAGAAAAAAAAGAATTTCCTATAGGAGATAAAACCGGAGAAGATAAAATAATCTCGAAAAAACCAAAAACAATACGACAATTTATAGATGAGTAAAACAAAAGACATACAAACAACAGATCAAATAGCAAAATTTCTTTCTGATAAAGATAATCAGAAATATCATTACAACTTCCATGAATCAGAAGAATACAAAATATCAAGCGGTAGTTTGAATTTAGATATTGCCCTTGGAGGAGGACTTCCAAGTGGAGCGCATAGATTCACAGGAATCAACGAAGGCGGTAAAACTAGCTGCGCCATGGCATTCGCAAAGAATTTCCAAAAGCACTTTGGAGATAAAGGTATGATTATATACATCAAGAGCGAAGGTAGGTTTAGTCCCGAAATGATACAGAGATCAGGAATCGATACTGACCCAGAAAAGTTTTTTGTTTTTGATTGCAATATATTCGAGAAAGTATTTGAGCTTGTAAGAGAGCTTGTTTTTAATAATGATCATGACAAAAAATACATGTTTATCATTGATAGTGTTGATGCATTATGCAGGGTTGGAGATATCGACAAGCCATTCGCTGAAAGTGAGCAAGTGGCAGGAGGCGCATTGATCACATCTGTGTTTCTCAAGAAAATGGTTCTTCCTATCACAAAGATGGGGCACACAATGATTTTAACAAGTCAAGTTCGAGTAGAAGTTGCTACAAATCCTTATGCCGCTAGAGGAGGACCTAAAGTAAAACAAGCAGGCGGAAATGCAATCAAACACTATGCAAACTTTATTCTTGAATTTGAAGAGCGTTACAATTCCGATCTCATATTTAAAAATCCAACAGCAACCAAATTAGATGAAAAAGGAGAGCCGATAGGTCACTATTGTAAAATACGTTTTCGCAAAAGCGTAAATGAAAAAACTGGATCCACTGTTCGCTATCCAATCAAATACGGCCAAAAAGACGGCAAGTCGGTTTGGCGTGCAAGAGAAATACTAGACATGCTTTATCTTTTTAATTTGATCGACAAAAAAGGCGCGTGGATATCTGTATCTGAAGACCTAATCAAAGAGCTTTCAGATAAAAAGTTTGAGATCAATGAAAAATTTCAAGGAGAACAAAGATTGATAGACTTCCTAGAAGAAAATGAAAAACTATCTGATTTTCTTTATGAGGATTTCAAAAATTTAACCAATGCGCTTTAAGACCCTTACAGGGGCAACCCGAACAGTCAAAAAAGCCAAAAACTTCTTGATCGACTGGGACGGCAAAAGCAGAAGTAAAATTCAATACAATGCAAAACAATTCTTGAAAAAGTATTGGAACAATCATATTGTATTCGAAGAATTTCCTGTGGCAGGAACAAAGCTATCGTTAGACTTTTATAATGCAAACAAAAAAATAGCAGTGGAAGTTCAAGGCAGACAACACACAAAGTATGTTCCATTCTTTCATGGCAAAAATAAAATCAATTATCTCAATCAATTAAAACGCGATAGAGACAAGTTAAATTTTTGTGAATTGAATGATATACAATTGGTTGAAATATATGATGGAGACGAATTGAGTGAGAAACTTTTCGAAAGTTTTGGTGTTATTCTTTAGTTTGTGTAATATATA